AACCAACACAAAAGCGTAAAACAAAAACATATTTAGAAGAAGCTAAAACATACATTGTCAATCAGGAAAAATGGAAAGCAGCCGATATATTTTGCCAAGAACATGGATGGCAATTTATTGTATTAACCGAAAAAGATTTAGGCATAAGATAAATAGATAATGGCTAAAAAATTAATAGACAGAATACAAGAATCCCTTGCAAAAGAGGGTTTTAAACCTAGAACAAATGCTTCTAGACAATGGCTTCGTGCTAAAGTTAAAGAATTGAAACCAACGTCAGATACTTTGATGAGAGATAGAGAAAGATTAAAACAAAAATCTCTTTTAGGTAGAATGTATTTTTACTACTATGACCCAAAAACAAAAGATAAATTACCATACTATGACACATTTCCATTGGTTATACCTATTGAAAGATATAACGATGGATTTTTAGGTCTAAATCTACATTATATACATCCAAAACAGAGAATAATTTTGTTGGATAAGTTAAGCACAACATTAACAGATGATAATTATGATGAAAAAACCAGATTACGTGTAACATATCCACATTTGATTGCAACATCAAAAGCATTTGAAGCCATGCCATGCATCAAAAGATATCTATTCAATCATATAGAATCAAGATTTCTAGAAATAAACGCAAGCGAGTGGGATATAGCAGTAATGTTACCTGTCGAGAGTTTTGTGAATGCTTCAAAAAATAAAGTATTTTACGATTCAAGGAAAAAATTCTAATGTCGTTTTCACCCAATCTGTTCCTATCAAATATACGCGGCAAAGATGGACTTGCAAAACCATGTCGTTTTCAAGTAATATTACCAATTCCAAACGTAGTTAATAATTCTATAGGTAATTCAATTATAGAAAAAATATTAAATTTTCCAAATTCCATTTTTACTGATGTCACTGATGCCATAACTTCTGCTGTGGGTGGTGCTAAAGACGCACAAAACAGTGATGCTAAATCGACAACAACGGGTTCTCTATCACGTTATTTGTCTTTACAGTGTGAATCAGCCGAATTACCAGGCAGAACATTACAAACTGCTGATGTAAAAATTTATGGACCAATTTTTAAAGTGCCATATCAAAGTGTATATGGTGATACAAATCTAACTTTTTTATGCACAAACGACTTTTATGAAAGAAAATTATTTGATAGATGGATGGAAGCAATTCATCCATCTGATACAAACAACGTCAGATATGCCAAAGGTGAAAATTCAAGATATCTGACAAATATAAAAATAATTCAATATGATGATTTTATAAAACAAATATATGCGGTTGAATTAATAGATGCATTCCCTATAGGAATAGCATCTCAAGCACTAAATTGGGGTGAAGAAGGTTTTCATCGATTGGGTGTTCAATTCGCTTATCAAAAATACAAAACATTATATAACGGTAACTATAATCTTGGAGAAGCGGCTACGGCGTTATTTGGTTCAGCAGCTTCAAGATTATTACCTATAGGCACAGCACTAACACTATAACTTTAACGTGAGGATATTATGTCATTACCAAAAATAGATGTACCAACATATGAGTTGAAATTAATTTCGACAGGAAAATCTATAAGATTTCGTCCATTTCTTGTAAAAGAACAGAAATTGTTTTTTATGGCCTCAGAATCACCTGACCCTAAAGAAACAATAAATGTAATCAAACAAGTATTAAAAAATTGTATTCTTGATGATATCAATATCGATGATTTACCTGTATTTGATTTGGAATATGTTTTCGTAAATCTTCGTGCAAGGTCTGTAGAAGAAATAGTAAACTTAAAATATAAGTGTAATAATATTGTGGGTAAAGACGACAAAGGTGATGATAAGAAATGTAATAATGTCGTTGAATTTGATGTGAATTTATTGGATATCAAACCAATAGTAAATCCAGAACACTCAAATAAATTTCAATTGACAGAAAATCTAGGTATTTGTTTAAAATATCCTACATTTGAAATGATTGAAAAATATGAGGGTAAAGAGTCTGGTGATGTAATGTTGGAAATTCTAACGGATTGTATTGATTACTTATACGATAAAGACCAAATTTATTATGCGAAAGATTCAACAAAAGAAGAACTTCGTGAATTTGTTGATAATCTCCAGCAAAGAAATTTAGAAAAAATACAAAAATTCTTTGAGACTGTTCCTGAATTAAAAAAAGAAGTTGAATTTAAATGTAATAAATGTGAATATGCTGAAAAACTTACTATTAAAGGCATAGAAAATTTTTTCGGCTAGTTGTTCGTTATGATACTCTGAGTAATTACTATCAGACTAATTTTGCGTTGATGCAGCATCACAAATATAGTCTGACTGAACTTGAAAATATGATTCCATGGGAAAGAACAATTTATGTTGGTCTTTTGGTAGACTATTTGAAAAAAGAAAAAGAAAGAATAGAATTACAAAAACAGACAAGAAAAAAATAAATGCAAAAAAGTAAACCCATTGCAGAAATTTTAGCGAAAGAATTAGGTTATAATAACGCTAAAGAACTCAGAGCAGCACTTAGAGCAAGAGATAGTGGTGATTGGGCTCAAAATGTAAAATCAAACCTTGAACAGGGTGTTGGTTTTAAAGAAGCATTTTCAAGTGCAACTCAATCAAAAATATCATCCATCAAAGAAACCTTTTCAATGAAGGGTGTTAAGAAATTTGGTAAAAACGTTAAAAAAGAATTTTTTAAGGGAGATGATATCTTTTCCGCTTACATGAGGGGAAAGATGAGAAAAAAAGGGAATGATGAAAAAGATGCCGAAGAAAGTTCTGGTGATTCAAAAACATCTTTATCAGAAGATTCAGTTTCATATCTAAGAATTATTGCTAAAAATTCTATATCATTGCATAATATGGCAAGAGATGTGAATGTTCTTCGTCGTAATATTGTCGAACTTGTGAATTTAAAAAAACCTAAAAAGAAAGGTGAAAAGAAAAATACTTTTGGTGGTGAAGCTGACAAATACTTTAAAAGTGCTGATGAAAAATAAGAACTACTTGAAGCAGAATTGAATAAGGGTAAGAAAAAAACTACTCCAACACAAGAAAAGAAAACAGAAAAAAAAGATGAATCTGAAAGTGGTGGTGGATTTTTAGATTCCATCATGAATATGTTTAAAGGTGGATTATTAGAATCACTTTCTTCATTACTTAATCCAATGACAATATTGAAATTACTTGGTAAAATATTTGTTATAGGAACAATAATTGCATCATTATTTAAAGGTATAACAGCAGCATTTGATGCATGGAAAGAAACGGGCAGTTTAAAAGAAGCAATTATTAGCGGTCTTGGCGCAATTGTCGAATTTTTATCTTTTGGTTTTTTTGGTAAAGATACGATACGAGACTTATTCGATAAAGTTGAATCGTTTATTGGACCAATGATTGACACTATCAAAGATGTTTATTATAAAATAAAAGATTGGATTGTGAACAATTTGGGTATACCAAAATTTAAAGTTTTTGGTTATGAAGTTGGTCCTTGGTATCCATTCAAATCGGACCCTAAAAGTGAAGCAGATGAAATATCTAAAAGAACCGAAGATGTAAAGGGTGAAGGTGGCAAATCGGGTGGTGCAGGCGCGACAGGAACATGGAACGAATCTTCAAAAAATGATGCCACTCAAGTTCAATTAATTGGTGGAGAAAGTATTAAACTACAAGAAGGTGTTACATATAACGGTAATACTTTTATGTATAAGGGTGTGCCATTTAACGCAAGCAATCAAAAAGAAATGAATGCTATGATTGCAGCAATTGATAATAAATCTATTGTTGAAATTCCAAGTGAAAATAATGTTAAAGTTTTTAATGGAATGACAGGTGAAACAAACGTAGTAGAAAAGAAAACAGATACAACTCCATCACCAGCAACAACTTCATCAGCAGAATCAGCATCAGCATCAACACCAACTGCTGCTGATGCTGGAAGTGGTGGCAGTGCTTCAGGTGGTTTAGGTGTTAGTGCTACTGGTACCGGAAGTGTTGCTGGTTCCGAAGGCGCTGCTGGTTCTGAAGGTTTAATATCCGGTGGTCCATCAGCACAAACTATGACACCAACACAAGAAGCTGATTCCGGACAACTATCAAGTGCAGAAGCATCTAATTTGGGTTCACAGATAAGTCAACAATCTTCAGATTTATCAGAAGCACAGCGAATGGAATCAGCAGCAGAAATAGGAAATGTAATAAATGCACCTACAACAAATAATACATCTGGTAATTTAAGTGAAGATAAATCATCACCATCAATAGTTGATGTTTATGATGCAGAATTGGCAAAAAGACTTTTAGCAGCGTAAAAATATGGAAGAACAAGACAATAAAAAATCTTTAGTCGATACATTCTTACGAGTTATCGCAAAACACTCAATCTCTCTACACATGATGTCGAGAGATATGAACGTCGCTCGCATCAACATTCAAAAATTGGTAAAACTTGAAGGTGGTAAAGTTCGTGATAAACCAGACGCAATGTGGAAAAGTGAAGAAAGACTAGATGCTGAATTAGAAAAAGAAAAAGAAAAATTAAAACCACAAAAAGTCGAAAAAACTGAAGTAAAAGAGAAAAGTTTATTTGAAAAAATTTCTGGTAAAATTGGAGATAAAATTAGTTCTCCAATTAAAAAAGCAAAAGATGTTATCTTTAATATTTTTAAAGGTTTATTTAATCCAAAAAATATTTTAAGTGTTTTGGGTAAAATTGCATTACCTTTACTTATATTAACAACAATTTGGCAAGGTATTGTTGGTGCATGGGAAGCATATCAAGAAACAGGAAATATAGGTGACGCTTTTGTTGGTGCAATAGGACAAATAGTAGAATTCTTTTCAGTGGGTTTAATCGACAAAGAAATGGTCAAAGGATTCTTTAACTCAATACAAGATTTAATAGCACCCCTTGTAGATTCTGTAGGTAATTTCTTTGGTTCAATAGGAAAATGGTTTGCAGATAAATTTGCATTCGTAGGTTCATTATTCGGAACAAAATTAGAACCGAAAACTGGTGATGCTGGTGATAAAGCGAATGAAGAATTAAAAAGAAAAAGAGCAGAAGAAGATAAACAACAAAAAGAAGCTGCACAACAAGCAAGAGATGCTATAGAAGCTAAAAAATCTGCAAAACAAAAAAGTCAAGAAAAAAGGGCTGAGGCTCAAGCTGCTCAAGCGAAAAAAGCTGAAGAAAAAGGTGCACCAGCGCCCGTAACTGGTAAAGGTGGTAAAAGTGCAGGTGCTGGTGCAACTGGAACATTTGAAGCACCCGCAACAGCACCAAAAACAGCAGAAAAAAAAGAAACTGCGCCTTTAAAGAAACCATCATCACCCGGATTTTCTGCTGGTAAAAAAGCGATGATTGATGCGATGGATAAAAAAGGTATAAAAGACCCAAAACAAAGGGCTCAAATATTAGCACAAACTGCACACGAATCTGGTGGATTTAAACATACTCAAGAATTGGGAAATGAAAAATATTTTCAAAAATATGAAGGTAGAAAAGATTTGGGAAATGTTAATCCTGGCGATGGATTAAAATTTATAGGCCGAGGTTTTTTGCAAACTACAGGAAGAACAAATTATCAGCAATTTAAAGATAAATTTGGTGTTGATGTAATTTCAGACCCATCATTATTAGCAAAACCTGAATATGCAGCAGAATCCGCATTATTTTGGTTCGATAAAAATGCAGGTAAAGTTAGTAAATTAAGTAAGGGAAATTGGAGTAATACAGAAGCAATAACACGCGCTGTCAATGGTGGTTTAAACGGTTTAGATGATAGAAAAAAATATTTTGATTTATTTAAAGATGACCCTGAAGTTACCGGAATACCTTCAAATGTTGTTACAACAGAAACAGGAACACCAATACAAACTGGTTCTGGTGGATTTTTAACAACTACTCAAACTGATGCTAAAAAAGAAGAACCAAAAGGTTCTGGTGATGATACTGCAAAATATCCAACAAGTGGCGGACAAGCAAAAGTAACTTCTATGTATGGATGGAGAAAACAACCCGCAGGTCCAAAACAAGGAGAAAGAATATTTCATGGCGGTATAGATTATGCAGGTGTTCCAAAAGGTTCACCAATTCAAATATTAGCTTCAGGTAAAGTTTTAGAGGCAACATCAAAAACTGGTTATGGTAATATGATTGACCTTTTGATTAATGGAGAGGTTTTAAGATTTGCTCATTTAGATTCTATGAATGTTAAGAAAGGTGATGATGTAACACCAAAAACAATTATCGGTACATTAGGTAATACTGGAATAGGAACTGGACCACATTTACATTTTGAACATCGTTCAAAATCTTCATATCAAGATGCTGAAGTAGCAACTTTCGACCCATTAAAATCTGGTGCACCTAATTTAATCGCTATTGGTGATAAACCAGTAGAAATGAAAGAATCTAAATCTGAAGGTGGTTTAGATTCTTCAGGCTCAAAAATAGCAGCGAATTCTGTTGATATATCAGCAGCACAAAGACAACAACAAAAACCACAAACACCAATTATTGTTAATGCACCAACTACAAATAATAATGTAGTCACAACTAAAAAACAAAATTTAATTGTTAAAAATAATAATGTAGCTGGCTCTTATGCCGCTGCTGCTGCATAAAAAAACCCCACCGAAGTGGGGTTGCAAAAAACATATCAAGTATGTTTTAATCTGCTTTTGCTAGACCTTTGAAGTAGTCCAAATCTTCATCTTCTTCGGATGCAAGATTAACACTTGATGTTGCTTTAAAAGGAACGTCAATACTTTCTGCAACATCTTCGGCTTTGCTCTTGACTGGCATACCATCAAAACCCAATGCTTTATCAAGTCTAGCGCGAATCTGGTCATAGGATTTAAATTTAGATGGGTCAGTAAACTCTTTCAACGAGTATTCTGATTTCCAAATCTTTTCCAATTCAGCATCATCATTCTTCAAAGGACCAACTGCATCAAACTCACTTTTATCATAATTACGATAACCCTCAACATTACGAATCTTCACTTTGAAGTTTGCACCAGTCCACAAGTCAAATGGATTCAAAGGCGTTTCATCAGCAAATTCAGGATTCATTGCTTCGGTAATCTTATCAAAGATTTTCTTACCGAACTTGAACAATTTAACTTGTCCTTCATTTTCTTTGTTTGCTGGGTCTGAAACAACGTAAATATTTGCAACATAATTCAATTTACGTTTTTGTTTGCGAACGATATCTTTGTTTGCTTCAATACCAGAATTCCACAAAGTAGAATTATGTTCACAAACAGGACACTTACCATTTACGGTAGTCAAACAGTTATCAATCAACCAACCACCAGGACCTTGAAAGCCATGACCAAAGATGCGAACCCAAGGAAGTGCATCATCACCATCATCTGCTGCTGCGGGAAGAAACCGAATGATTGCCATTCCGTTTCCTGCTTTATCTACTGTGGGAGTCCAAAAACGATTATCATCTTTTGAACCACCTTCAGATTGATTCTTTGATGATTCGATTGCTTTGGCTAGTTTTTCTAGGGAACTTGCGTTACGTTTGAGATTTGCGAAACTGCTCATATTATTTCCTTTCGTATAAACGGAGTATTAACGGTGTATAAATTTCTTATCCACAAAATCATTATATCATAGTATTTAGTCAACATCAAGAATATATTTCAAAGAATCGATAGTTTTACCGATATCCTGATGATGTATTCCGATACCGCCTGCTTCATTAAAATCATCAATAATAGACTGTGTATCATCAATCAGAATATTTTCAGGACTAGCATATACTTTCTTATAACCTTTTCCCGGAACAATATTAGGATAATAATTGATATCATGATTTAAAAGCCACAATTCTTTTTGTGCTTTAACATATTCATGATAATCACTACCACCTGATGAAGATAGTATTTCAATTTTTACTGGATAAAACTCAATAAAGTCCAGTAACACTCTAGCACCAGGCATCCATTCCAAAGTTTCAAATTGTTTTGTTTGAATGAAGTTTGGCCAATTGTTACGAAAATTATCTTTAGTCTTTTCGCCATATAATTCTTTATAGCGTTTATCAAAATTACAAAGAACGCCGTCCATATCCAAATATATTTTCTTAATTAGCATTTAGAACATTCCTCAATATTTCTTTACATTTATCTAAATCTGCATGAATAAAAGGTGTATATTTCAAAGCAGTCATCCTGAATTGTGGCCAATGAATCGTATCATTTATTTTCTTTGTCCACATAGGAACAAAATTCAATAGTCTGTTCAATATGCAAAAAGTTTCAAGACAAATATCTTTATGTAAGGCAGTTCTTAATAAAGTTGGATACTCACCATTTCCAATCAAAAGATGTTCATTTGGGTCAATAGAATCACCAAACAATGTTTCACAATCATTTTTAAATGTGTAACTTAATGACTGAATTATCTTTTCATGTTTTTTGCAATGAATTTCAGCTTGTTCATCCAAAAGACTACCTGCCCAAGTTTTACTATCCTCAATCATATTATATACGATAAAATCAGTCAATGCTTTTTTATCTTTATATTTCCTAGATAGCTTATAGAAAAAATATTTGTCTTTTCTATTTTCAAACGATGTCACACTTATGTTTGTTTTTCCATTATACTTGAAAAAATCAAACTGTTCAGTAGTAAAATGTAACTTTAGTGCTTGATATAAACCAAACGCTTCATAACCAGTAATCATATAGGGAGACGAGAAGTTTTAACTTTCAATAAATTATGGTCCATAGCAACTCGCTGAATCTTTGATTTCAGATTTGGATTAATCAAAGTCGCCGCTACTTCAATTTCTAGACCAGTAGTTTCACAATAATATGTGATAGCTTCAAGATAGTTATAATCTGTATTTAAAACTATTTCTTCAATAGCATTGGCAAATTGTGCCATTTCTTCCTTAGATGGCATTATGTGTCACTTCTGAAAGAGACTTGGGTCCTTTTAGAAAATCATCAGCCTTCAATGTTGTAAGTGGACCAGATGCACATTCTAAATCACTACTTTCATAATTAACAAATTGAAGATGACCGTCAGGAACAAATCCACAACCTCTAATAAAATCACTAAATTCATCAAGAATCATATCTAAATCATCCTGCTCAAATTGATAAGTAATTTTTCGTTGTGCTTCAGGAAGTGTATCATCTTCAAGTATAAAAGTAAATTTCATAATAAATCTCCAATATTATTTTTTAGACATAGCGATTGCAGGATTAGTTGATGTGTGAGTTATCGCAAAAGCCACACAAATGGTATCTTCAGTTTTTGCATATGAACAACGAACTGACATTGGGTCAATACCCTTTGAAATTGCTGTATCAATATTCTGTGCCATCATTTCACGGTCTTTGATTGAGTAATAACAATAACCAATAATCATTGAAATTATAACAAGCATTATGCAAACAACAATTGTAGAATCTAACTTAATGAACGGTTGTTTTGTTGTTTCGGGTGTAGTATTTTGTTCCATTAGGATACCTTTTTGTAAAAAATGTGTCTACCGATTTTTGCTGTCGTTTTCATATTTGGCCAACCAGGATTTACATAATCAGCATGATAGAATAAAGCACCCTTTGACGGGTCTTTTATTTTTTCTTGATTAACATAAACATAAGTTGCTAAATTTCTAATATCATTATACAACGAATTGTAGTTATTTGTCAATGACTTATTAGTAGAAATACTATATGGCTTCGCTTCACACCACCAAGAAAATTGGCATACATTGTTTATCTTTTGTTTAACAACATCACAAATAGAATTAGCAAAACCCTTATTCACTCTATTCAATGTTACAAACGCTACTGCAATTTTTCCTTCTTTTGGTTCATATGCAGATTCAAAATAGATATTTTCTGCAAGACATTCAACCTCTTTTTGAGTAGGTGATGATAAATTCTCATAGACTACTTTATATGGCAAATAATAAAAAGATTTTTCTGCCATAAAAAAACTTGCGCCTAAAATTGTCATAATCATAATGACGCTTATTAAAACAGCGTTACGCATTGTTTCTCCTTTTTGTTAGGAGAGGGAACCCGAAAGTTCCCTCAGATTACATTAAGTAGATTTCTTGCTTTTCACTTCTGGAATATTCGTATTTGATACGAATGTGTTTAGTGCTTGTGCTTTTGTTATGATATCGCCTTCAGATGGATATGTCGGCAAAGCAGGATGCTCTGGTGTAGGGCTTCCATTTATTTTGGAAGATTCTACTTTAATATGCCACTCTGAAATTAATTTTTCGCGTTGAGCATTGTAATCTTGCTCAAGCATATCTTTCGCCATTTGTAGAAGTTGCAGGCGAATCTCGAAAGGTGTTAGATTACTCATGGTGTGTCTCCTTGTGTGTGTTAATCGGCGTTGTGTGTGTTGCCGATACTCTATTTAGTTAATCCCACAAGTTGCGATAGTATTTACCAAATAGACGCAGACCATTATTTATTCTTTCATTATGTTTATTCATACCGTCATGGTCAATTTTAAATGTATCTTTAGGTCCTTTTTCCATTCGATAAAATGATTCACCTTTTGTATCTTTTTCATCAGTTTTAACCCAAAGCATGTCATGTTCACCGCTATAATACTGTTGTTCCCAATCAGCATCGGGTTGAAACTGTTCAAATGTCCAAATTAATTCATCAAGAACCCAATTCCAACGTTTGAAATGATTTTCATCAACATCATATTCATTATCTTTAGGTTTTGCTTCGGTGCTACGAAGATTCATTCCTTCAGGAACATCAGAATCTTCAACAAGAGGTGCACCGTGAGTATCTTTTTTCAATTGTTTCAACATGGGTAGAATAATCAATGCCAATGTTGAATCCATGTTCCACGTATCATAACGGTCAATATGTATTTTTATTTTTCGTTTACGCTTACTTTCAATCCAACTCAAAAATTTATATACTAATGTTTCTTTTCGGTCATCATTGAATTTTTCAACATCTTCATCTTTCTTGATAGAACCGTATGCAAGAAATTCACCGAAGTTATGAACCCATTCTGGTTTACGATAAATGCCATATGCATCGGGAACTTTACGAACCCAAAAACATAATGCTT